GCGCCAGACTGTCGCGCCTCTTGCCATGCGGTCTGCAGTGGAGACGTGGTGCGACCTTTCGGGATCAGGTTCTCTATCCTACCGCGTTCGCGCCGCTCTGCGGCAACGGCAGCGACACTTGGGAGCACCTTTGGTGCAGGGATCGTCTGCAATGGGCGTGGAGCGGGCGTCGTCGCGCCGTTGCCACCTGCCCAACTTGACGGCTCGCTATAGCCAACGACAGCGGCACGCGTGCGTGCTGAGTACCAACGCCCCTCATGCCAATGCCCCGTTGTCTCATGGACGATCGTCCATCCATCCGGCGTGCAGACCACCAGTCGTGAACCCTCTACGCTCAACTCCAGAAGATTCCAAACGTGCTGATTTCGGAACCAAAATGGTCCGATGGCGGCGAGACTGTCCGCCAGCAATGCAGTATCCGACTTGTCCTTATCGTACAACCCGATACAGCCGTTGTGCATCAACGCGGCACCACTGCCGCATTTGAACGGATGCACGTTATCGAGGTTCGTCTGCCCATGCGTCGAGAATCTGTAATGGACAGCGTAGGCGAGTCCTTGACGCGACAAGGAGCGCGCCAACTTATAGGATTCTTCGCTGCGCTGGAAATAGCGTTGACGGCGCGTCGTGCCGTCGGCGGCGCGCCACATGACGCCGACGCCATGCGGGTTGTTCATCACTGCGCGCAGGTGCTCTGACTTGGGAAACAGTGAACCATTTGCTGAGAAAATTATGAGACACATGGTAGGCTTAGGTGGGGGAAGGAAAGGAAAGGACAGGACAGGCGCCGCTGATTTTACTCGTCGCTACAGTCGCAGCTACAGTCGTCGACATGGTTGCCGCAGTTGTCGCACACATTGCACCGGCAGTTGTCAGCGTGCCTGTCACACTCGGGGCAAGTGTCATCGTCTGTCGCGCCGTCATCAAGCGCGTCGTCATATGCGAGCGGGTTCATAAGGTCCGATTCAAACGGCGAGACAGTCGCGTCCACCGTGCGAACGGGTGCCGGACGTTCGGCCCACAAATTGGCGCGGCGCACAAGTTCCGCCGCGTCGGGGAATTTCTTAGGGCTGAGGATGTGACAAAACTCAGCCCACTGCGCGGCGGGCGCGCAACGCCATGCGTATCTAGTGACCTGTACCGCCGCCGCCGCCAACTCCAGCGACCCAAAAAATGTCCCACTCTTGAGGGTCGAACGGAAGAATCGTAGTTCAAGCGTGGCTGCGTTGCGTGCGTTGATTGCGGTATACCTAGAGCAACCGCTAAACGTGTCTGACTTAGAGCCTTTGCGGCGCAGATCTGCCGACGACAGGCGATCAAATGCGGCCCACTGCGCAAGGTCGTCCGGGCGGCGGCGGCTGAGTGTCGTCCACTGCGCGGCATGCTCTTGGAAAAATTGGCAGAACCTCATAGCGTGCAGATCATCACGAAACGCGGCGCGAGCAATATGGATATGCAACCCGCAGGACTTGGCTTGATGTCCGCGCCATCCGGCGCGCGCCATTGCGTCGGCGAACCGGGTAAACGTGTCACGGTGTTCGCGCCACGCTACCAGCGTCATAGGACGGCTCACGAATTCAATCCCGTGCCCCGTGCCGTTTATACTGCCGTCTGACGTTGCGGCCCATATGCCCGATGTATGCGCCGTTGCGGCATATGCGGCGAGTCCGTCCGTCATGCGACTGTCGCTCTGTGGTGCTGCAACCTCCAATTCAATGCCGAACAATCGCGGCACGCGTGCCGACTGTTTCACGCCGAACAACGGGACAAGCGTCGGCGGTCCGGCGTGATAGGACATCACACGCGGCGGGCGGGGCGTGACGACTGGCGGCACATACGGGACGGGCGGAGTGCGCCACGGTACAGGCGGCGCATTGGTCGATAGGCGAGTCGGCAGACAGGCAACAGCGTGTCGCAGCGTGCTCGATAGGTATGCGCTCGACAGGTCCGGGTAGACGATATGCCATGCCCCACTATCGTCTATCCCGTTGATGACCCAGTAGACACCTTCCGCGTGCGAGTCTGCCGTGCCCAAGAGGCAATCTGACATCGGCCCATGGGCTGATCCCACTCGGTCACCACTCGGCAGTGTCGTTCCAGTGAGCGCACCGACGACTGTCGCAGCGAGTGAGAGGCGAGCATCTGGGAGCGCGATGATAGCGGCATGCGCGACCTCGACTGACGTGCCGAGTAGCGTGGCGACGACTGACGCCTCGGAGTGGTGTGAGACGTAAGTGAGCGCATACTGCGCGCCTCTTGCCCCGGTGCGACAGGTGACGACTGAGACGCGGAACCTCGGGGCGTAATCCGGGCGGCAACGGAGGGCTTCGTGTAGTGATGCAGCGAGAGAGTTGGTGGTCACGCCCCATTCGTGCGCGAGCAACACGTCAACGTATGGGTGCTGTGTGGAAAGAGGTACGGACACTTGGGACACTCCAGGAGTGGGAGCGGCAGGCCGTGCCGCGCGGTACTGACGCTAATAATAATTAGCGCAAAGGTAGATGCAATGGGGGTTCCCAAGCCATTTGTGGGCTATTTTAGGTGGGACAGACGGAATATTTGGGTACTGTCCTGCGACTATATGTGCGTGAAACCCATATACACAAAGGGAAAACACGCAACGGGACAGTGGGACAGACATATGTCAATAGATGAAACTGTAAACAACTACTATTTATATAGTAGTAACGTATAGGCGTTACTGATGCGCGGATCGTCTGTCCCACTGTCCCAGCCCACTTAAGTTGAGGCGCCGCAACGACTTATGGGACATTTAGTAACGGGACAGATGTTAAATGTCGTCTGTCCCGTAGTGTCCCGTTGTGGGTAGTCACCCAGGGACGGCAGTATGTGACCCAGGTACGGCAGTATGTGACTTTGTGCGGGTTGACTAGGTGGGGCAATCTACTTTGACACTACCATATCAATGAGAACCATTCTCATCTAGCATTGCGCGCCGCTGGTTTAACCGGCGGGTTGTTGCGCGCCGCTGGTTTAACCGGCGAGTTGTTGCGCGCCGCTGAATTAACCGGCGAGTTGTTGCGCGCCGCTGAATTAACCGGCGAGTTGTTGCGCGCCGCTGAATTACTCAGCACGCTACCGAGTTGGTGCATTGCTATGGTAGAGGCTGGTGTGGTGGCGAGCTGGTGCATTGCCAATGGCTGAGGTCGATGGACCCCCCCGGTACCTCTGTCGTCGGGGCGGCGTCTGAGGTCCAGCCTAGTAACACCGACCTCGACATTTTGGCAATGTCCAGATATTCCCTTTTCCCAAAAAATTTTCACGGAGAATTGGCACCACCGCCCCGCCCGCTCTTTATTCCAGCCATGACAGACATCGACCCATTTGCCCCCGGCATCTCACTCGGGGCGCTTCCGTCCCCCAACGCGCCGCCTGTACCCGTCTTGGTCCGTCGCTTGGCCGACGCCGAGACGTTCGACACCGTGGTCGATTGGGTCGCCTCCGGGGCGCTCAGGCGCGACGTCGCCCGCCGCTTGGGCGTCCCCCTCTCCGAGTGGAGCCGATGGCTCAGGCTCTACGCCACGCCGGAGCACCGCGCCACACTGGACCGTGCCGCCCGCATGGGGGCCAGCCTGTATGCCGAGGAAACCATTGAGATTGCCGACCATGCAGTTGGACTCCTCGCCGACGCACTCACGGCCACCCGGATGCGGATCAGCACACGGCAATGGCTGGCCGAACGCATGAACCGCGAACAATTCGGTGCCGCCAATGCCAACAGCACGACCAACACGCAGAACATTCAGGTCAACATCGGCCAGTTGCACCTGAGCGCCCTCTTGGAATTCGCCCCCTCCATTCAGGACGATGTGCGCGCCCGTGGCATTCGGCAGGACGCCGCCGCACAGGAGCCAATCGCCGTCGTGCCGCCGCCTGTGCCCACCCTCCTGACGCCGCCCGCCGCCTCACTCCGGGACTTGCTCTGATGCCCCCCAGCTTCGATCCTCGCGGCGTCCGACGTCCCGAAGGGGAGTATGTGCCCCTCGACGCCCCGGAGCCGTTCTCCGAGCCACGGGCGATGACCGACGAGGAAGCCAACGTCTTCTCCGAATTCCTCGTCCGGTATCGGCTGAACGTCGCGCTGTTCATCACCGAAGTCCTCAAGTGGACCCCCTATGCGTGGCAGATCGACGTCTGCCGCGAGTACGACGCCGGGGAACGCCGCATCACCATCCGATCCGGCCACGGCGTCGGCAAGGGCTGGTTGCTGGCCGGATTGGCGCTGCATCACCTGCTCTGCCGGTTTCCGCAGAAGACCGTCTGTACCGCGCCGACGTCCAGCCAGTTGTTCGATGCGCTCTGGAATGACATCCGGGCCTTTGCCAACCGCTTGCCGCCATTGGTGAAGGGCTTGCTGGAGATCAAGTCGGAGCGGATTGAATTGCGGGTCGCGCCGCAGCAGTCCTTCATCTCGGCCCGGACGTCACGCGCCGAACAGCCCGAAGCGATGCAGGGCATCCGGTCGGACGGCTGGACGCTGATCTTGGGCGACGAAGCCTCCGGGATACCGGAATCCGTCTTTGAGGCGGGCGCGGGCAGCATGTCGGGCGAGCGGGCGACCACCATCCTGACCGGCAACCCCCTCTACAACTCGGGCTTCTTCTACCGCACGCATACCACGCTGGCCGCGCTCTGGAAGACCCACCATGTCAGTTGCTTGGACGTCCCGCACATCAGCCCGGACTTCATCGAGGACATGGCGCAGCGGTATGGCCGCGACTCGGCGCGCTTCGGCTATCGCGTGCTGGGCGAGTTTCCCCGGTCGGACGAGAACACCGTCATCCCGGTGGAACTGGTGGACGCAGCCATCCACCGCGACGTCACCACCCTCGCCACCCTGCCCGTCGTGTGGGGCGTGGACTGTGCCCGTGGCGGCGAGGATTCCTCCGCGCTGGCGAAGCGCCGCCACAACCGGCTGCTGGAAAAGGTGAAGGTCTTCAATTACGGCGACTTGATGCAAGTCGTGGCCGAAGTCGTCGGGGAGTACCTGACCACGCCGCTGGAAGATCGCCCTGCCGAGATTTGTGTCGATGCCATCGGCTTGGGCGCGGGCGTGGCCGACCGCTTGCGCCAGATTTTCTCGGCAGACCATCCCAACTGCCAGATTCGCTCGGTCAACGTCTCCGAAGCCCCTGCCGTCAACAACCACTATCTCAACCTGCGCGCTGATTTGTGGTACACGGGGCGGGACTGGTTCTACGCGAAGGACGTCTGCATCCCGGATGACCGGACGTTGCGAGACGAATTGGTCGCCGTCCGACGCGGCAAGCCGACCAATACCGGCAAGATGACCGTCGAGTCGAAGGACCAGATGAAGGACCGTGGGCTGGCCTCCCCTAACGCCGCCGACGCCTTCCTGCTTACCTTTGCTGGGACCGCTGCTCAAATTTTTGGCGGCTGGTCCAACGAGTCCTATGGCGCGGGAGCCAGCTTGCCGTATGCACCCACGGGGTACGTCTGATGGCGAAGCGGACCATCGTCCCCGATCATGTGGCCGAGGCCGTGCGCTCGGCGCTGGACGCGGCCATCGAATTCGCGCAGACGACTCGCCAGCCCGACCGGCTGGACGCCATCGCGCACTACAACGGCACGCAGTCCCTGCTGGACATTGAGGGACGCAGCCAGTTTCGCACGACTGAAGTGAAGGACACCATCATGGCGATGCTGCCCGTGCTGATGGGCATGTTCTTCGGCGGGGAGGAAGGCGTCGAGTACGCGCCGCAGACCGCCGAGGACGCCGCCGATGCCGAACAGGCCAACCTGTACGTCAACCAGATCACGTTGCAGGAGCACAACGCGGGCTTCCTGCTGTTCTACACATGGCTCATCGACGCCTTCACCACCCGACTCGGGATCGTGAAGGTGTCGTCACTGACCTGCTACACGCCGCTCCGCCGACTGCTGCCCGTGCCGCCGATCCCGGACGTCAGCGAGGACGAGCAGACCATTCTGGACAATGCGGCGGGCATCGCCGCGATGGGCGACGACCCCAGCCTGATCGAGTTCAAGGTGTCCCGCGACGGGGAGCGCATCGACATCCGGGCGACCCGCGAAACACGGAAAATCGCGCTGGATTTGGTCATGCCCGCGAATTTCTTCTACGAATCCGGTGCCGCCACCGTGGCCGACGCCAAGATTCTCGGGGACATCACCTACCCGACCCGCTCCGATCTGCTGGCGATGGGTTTGCCCCGTGCTGCCGTCGAAGCCGCACAGACCGAAGACGACCGCAGCACGGTCGAACAGGAACGCTACCAACGCGACCCGTCCGGCATGTACGAATCGTCCCCCATGACGCAGAAATCAGCGGAACGGGTGCGCTATGTGGACGCCTACATGGCGTTGTCGCTGGACGAGGACGACTTGGACGCCCGCTGGTATCAGGTGCGGACGCTCGGCAGTGAGTACGCGATTGCCACCATCGAAGAATGCTACGAGCATCCCTATTCGGTGTTCTGCCCGAATCCGCAGCCGCACCGGATCGAAGGCTTGAGCGTGGCCGACGACACGAAGGACATTCAGGACGTCAACACGAAGGTCACGCGCGCCATGCTCGACTCGCTGGCGGAAACGGTCGTGCCCCGCACGGAAGTGGTCGAAGGGCAGGTGAACATGCGCGACGTCATGGATCGCCGTGTGGGGGGCATTGTGCGCGTGCGCGCCCCCGGCATGATGCGGGAGGTCACGAAGGAGTTTGCGGGCGCAGCGGCCTTCCCGATGCTGGACTACTTCAACCAGATCAAGGAAAACCGCACCGGCACCACACGCGCCGCCATTGGGCTGGACCCGACCTCGTTGCAGTCGTCCACCCGCGCTGCCGTCGAAGGCACCATGAACAAGGCGGCGGAACGGGTCAAGCTGATCGCCCATCTGTTCTCCGAGACGGCGTTGAAGCCGCTCTACCGCCGTATCCTGTACGAATTGACGACGGCGGGCTACGGCCCCAGCATGGTCAAGTTCGGCACCAACGATCTGCGCGAAGTGGACCCGAGTACTTGGAGTCCCGAACTCTCGGTGCGCCCCAAGACGGCCCTTGGGCACGGCACGAAAGAATCCCGCATCGCCACCCTGACGAATATCGTCATGGCGCAGGAAAAGGTCTTGGAGACGCTTGGGCCGGTCAACCCGATTGTGACGCTGGCGCAGTACCGCGATACGATGGCCGAAGTCGCCAAGCTGTCCGGCTTCATGGACGACACCAAGTTCTTCCAGAAGGTGGACCCGAACTATCAGCCGCCCGAAGCGCCGCCTGAGCCGAACGTCGAACTGGAATTCCTCAAGCTGGAAGGCCAGAAGGCGCAACTGGAAGATCAGCGGAAGCAGAACGAATTGCAGGTCAAGGTGGCCGATTTGCAGTCGAAGCTCCACGCGAAGGAGCAGGAATTGGCGCTCAAGACGCAGACCATGCTGATGCAGGATGATCGGGAGCGCGATAAGGTCGCGGCAGACAATGCCGTGAAGCTGGCCGAACTGGAACTCAAGTACAACACGTTGATGACGCAGACTGCGACACAACTCGCCATGCACGGCGACGACGGCGACGATGCCGACACGTCTGAGGAGACGTCCAATGCCTAGCCTGCCCGACGCCCGCCCCCGTTTGACCGAATTTGCCCTGCGTCACGCCATGGCCGACGCGGGGTATTCCGTCAACGAAACACGGTTCCCAGTGTTCGTCGTCGCCATTCGCGGCTACTACCGCGACACGATGGGGACGCCGGGGGTCAACGACCGAGGCATCTTCGATGATGCGATCTGCGTCGTGTCCCCCCACACGTTCGCCGCCTTCAACGGCAACACTGACCCGACCCGCACGCGGGCCAAGACGGCCAAGATGCAGGGCATGGCTACCCTGATTCCCGGCGTCTATCACGCGCACACCATCGGTCGCCACAAGCTGACCTATCCGGCGTTGATTCAGCGCAAGGGCGTAGTCCGGGTCATGCGGGACGGTGATCCCGTCGTGGATGTCGGCTACTTCGGCATCAACATCCACGACGCGGGCACTACGACCAGTAGTGAGGGGTGTCTGACCATTCCCCGTGGCGATGGGCAGTGGAAGGCGTTCATCACGCTGGTCGTCAGTGAGGCTGAGCGGGCGCATGGCGCGGCGTATCGGGACGCCGTGATCCCCTGTGTCCTGCTGGGAGAGTGGCTGTCGTGACGACCCCGTGGGAAGTCGCCCTCGTATCGGGCCTCGTCGGGCTGGCATTCCTGTTCATCCGGGGGCTGATCGTGCGGGCCATCATGGAGCAGGACAAGAACATTCAGGAGAACAAGGCATCAGTGCTCGCCGCCGCTGCCACAACGGACGGGCTGAAAGACCGCATCGTGCATCTGGAAGGCACGCTGGATAGTTCGTGGGGGCTGGTGTCGGCAGTCAAGAAGTTGGACGGCAATGTCGAACAGTTGACCCGTGCCGTGGACCGCATCAGTGCGACCGTGGAAGTCCTGACAAAACAGGCCGTCGCCGCGCCATGACGCTCCGTACCCTGGGGCGGTAGACCCTTCCCGCTGGAAAATTCAGCGGCGGGGTGTAGTATTCCCCGTATCCCCAACCTAGGAGCTTTCCGTGAATTGGTACTCAAAGCTGACGACCGCGATTGGCGCACTCTCTGGTGTCATGGGCGTCCTGTTGTCGCCAGACGTGTTCGCAGTGCTGCCTGCACGGGTGTCCGCAGCAGTGACGCTTCTCGGCGTGGTCATTGCGGCACTGTCTCGCGGGCTTGTGGCGTGGGATACGCCGCGCCCCCCCGCGTGAAAGCCGACCGGCTGGTTGCGCTGGTGACCATCGCGCTCCTGCTGCTGCTGGCCTACGGCGCGGTCGTGATGCTCCGGCGTGCGTTGACGGCGGACGCACGCACCGCGTCCGCCGTCAACGCACTCGACTCGGTGACGGTGGTGCTCTACGACGTGCGGGCCATCGCCCGCGCTGGCATGGCAACCACGGCGGGGCAGCGCGTCGAGATCGACTCGCTGCACGCCCGCATTCGTGACGCACGGCCACTGCCCCGCTCTCGGCAGCACACGGTCACGGTGCTCGACGTCCACGACACGCTGGCCGTCGTCCAGTCGCAGATCGCGCTCTCGGCGGAGCGCGACACGGCGGTCGCGGACCTTGGCGAAGCGCGATTCGCCATGGAGTCCATGCAGCGTGACGCCGACGCGCTCCGGCTGCTGGCGCTGGAGCACGTCCGGGCGGACT